AGGTTAAAGATGATGATAAGGGCGTCTCTGATGAGGCCAAAGCTAAATTGGATGCTTTGAGTGAAAAAAATAAGGCACTTACTGATCAACTTGCGGAACTTAAAAAAACAAACACTGACGAAAAGATTCAAAAAAAAGTCAACGATTTGGCTAAAGTAAAAATAGCCGTTCTCGATGTTGCTAGAAAAATTGTTAAGGACTCTGATCTTACGAAACTGGATAGCATGTCTGTTTTGGATATTAAAAAGATGGTTCTTCATTCTAAGCATGGAACATCAATGGATTCCAAAGGCGAGGTTTATATTGAAGCTAGATGGGATGGGATGGTTGAAGGCCTACAAGATACCTTCGGTAACGATTTGAGTAGGTTTAATCGTGACGCCGGTGAGGCTTTTGTTAAAAAGGATCTAGCACCTAATCAAGCTCAAAATGATAACAAAGAATTGCTTAGTGCTTGGGAAAAACCATTGGCAGTATCTAGCCAAAAAGGAGGAAATAACTAATGTCACATGTTGTTATTAATAAAAATTATGGACCGCAAGAAAGAGGGTTTGCTGGGCAACAGGCCGACAATGGGCCGGTAGACAGACTCAGCAAAGTTGCTGAGGGTAGAATTCCTTTCGGAAGGTTAGTTGTACGCGGAAGTGGTGACGGTACGATGAGGCTTCCTTCTGTATCTAGCGATATAGATACTTCAAGAAATCTTCTTGGTGTTTCCTTTCGAGATTTAGGTGTTGAAGCTAAAGATGATCCAGCTTTTGAAGCTGGGATTGAAGACAAAACCCAAGGAACAGAATTAAAAGAAGGGCGAATCTTTGTTAAAGTTGAAAATGCTGTTTTATTTTCGGATACCGTTTTTATCCGATTTAAAGGTAAAAATCAAACACAGGAATTGGATTGGGATGTTGATTTTGTTACTGGCAATACAATTAACGGCCTTGTAAATGGTGTTGCGATAACGCCGGTACCATTCAATTCAGACCAAGCAACAACTTTAGCTGATTTAATTACAGCAATTCAAGCAAGCAATCAATTTCAAAGCGTAACGACACCAGGCGCGCGGGTTATCAAAGTTGTTACTGTTTTTGATAAAGAAGCACCTCTAACTACCTTTGTCGTTACGGGTGGGGCGGGTCAAGCAGTTAGCACAATTACTGAGACGCAGGCTCGGATATTGGATTCCGAACGTGGACGTTTTAGAAATGATATTGATCTAGATATTGATTCAAATTCCACAGCCGAAGAAATTTCTACTAGTCGGTTTAAGTTTTTGGAAAATGCGAATACGGACGAAATCGTAATTTTAGACGTTGATGTATAGAAAGGAGAATAAAAATGCCACAAGCACTATTAGATACGGGGGAAGTAATTGCTTTTCAAAAGCAATTAGAGCAAGTTGCAAAAACAGTAAAGGAAAGAAAGTTAAAACGATTACCATTTGCTGATGGGTCATTGCTTCCGATTAACACAGAAATCGAAAATTGGGCGGAGACCTTTGCAATCATCTTTTTTGACCAGGTTGGTATTGCAAATTTTATAACACACTGGGGTAAAGATTTTCCTAGGGTTTCTATTGCTACAGAAAAAAAGATTTTTGGTATTGAAGCTATTGGCGATAGCTATGGATGGAACATCGACGAGATTCGTAAATCGATCAAACTTGGGATCCCTTTACAAACTCGACTAACCATCGCAGCCCGAAGGGCTATTATGAAAAAGATTGACGATATAGCTTTCTTTGGAGATACGCCTCGGAATCTGCCAGGGTTTTTCACGAATCCAAACATCTCAACTCTTCTTTTACCAGCAGATGGCACAGGAGCGAAGGTCAATTGGAGTACTAAAACTCCTGATCAGATCATTCGTGATGTTCGATTGATGACTACAGAAATTCGTCTCCTTACAAATGAAATTGAAACTCCTAATACACTACTTTTGGATACGGCTAGTTTTGAATTGATTAATGGAACACGATTAGGTGATGGATCTGATGTCACAATCGCAAGATTTATCATAGATAACAATGTCCATATCAGCGATATTCAGTCAGTAACTAATTTGACTGATCCCGAAAATACTGGTGAGCCATTTGCGATGCTTTATGATCGAAATCCAGAGCAAGTTGAGTTGTTTTTACCAAGCCCAATAGAAACATTTGCTCCACAACAAACTAATTTGGAATGGAATGTAAATCTACTTGCGAAAGTGGGGGGCACAATCATTCATCGTCCCCTGTCCGTTTTAAAAGCTGAGCTGACAACCTAAAGGAGTTTTTATGTCAAAGTTGATTATTAATAATGCGACGGCTGGTATTAAGTGTATTTCAAAAAGCTATAAAGGGGAAACTAAAGGAAGCATAGTCTTAAAACCTGGCAATAATGAGGTTGAAAGCGAAGATTGGGTACATCTTCAAAACCATCCTGGAGTAAAGAAATGGTTGGAAAGAGGGATAATTGTCGTTGTTTCAGTTCCTCAAATGACAGCTAAAGAGAAAGCTGAAACTGGTAATGATGCGCCAAATACTGAATATGTTTTAGCTAACTTGCATTGGACAGAAGCTAAAAAGATTGTTTTAGAAACTGAAGATGTGTCTTTATTGAAAAAATGGGAAACGGAAGAAACCAGGACAGCTATAAGCACCTACATCACAAATCGAATCAAGGAACTTGAAGAAAAACTTAAGCCCAAAGGTGAATAAATATGTCAGTCACTCGTGCGGATGTCATTGCTAGATACCCCGAGTTTTCGGATCCGACCAAATTCCCATTAGCGCAATTCAATTTAGTTATTGCAGAGGCCTCAAAACAGGTTAGTCCTGAAATTTGGGAAACTCAAACGAATGACGGCATCATGGCCAAAACGGCGGAAAAGCTTTTTTTAGGAACCACTGATGCGGGTGGTGTTGGGGCGGTTAGACGAATAAAAACAGATGCATTAGAGAGAGAGTTTTCTCAAGTTGGTGTTGGCCAACCATCAAATATCTACGAAAAAATATTTAATGATTTAAAAAAGGGTCTTTTGAAGACTCCTATTTTTGTTTAGGAAAAAAGATGGCAAGGTTTGCAACATTTTCAAGTAGAACTAAAGATACCGATTTCGGGTATAACAAACTCATCGGTCAGTTGAACCTTTTGAAGGCTAAACCTCATGCGAAGGTCGGGATATTGGGGACGGCTGCAATGAAGCCTAAAAAATCAACTTTGGTGGTGGCGGGGAAGGCTACGGCGGTAAAGGATCCGGTAGAAACTGTTGTCTCGGTAGCTGTTAAAAATGAGTTCGGTGTTAAAGAAAACCCAGAGATCCCGGAACGTAGCTTTTTAAGACGGACTTGGGACCAGAAAAATAAGCGATGGCAATTCCTTACAGATCGACAAATGGACAAGATATTGAAAGGTCAAACAACAGTTAGGAAAGCATTGACTGTTTTAGGTATCGTCCTTCAAAGAGATTTTAAGAGAAAAATCAATAGCACAGATCCGGCATGGCCACCGAATGCGCCACTAACTAGGGATAAAAAAGGATCAAGTAAACCTCTGATTGATACCGGCCAACTTATCAACTCGATTCATCCCGTAGTTCTTATGAAAGGACGCTAATGGCCATAAGTTTTGCTACGGATTCGATTGATATTACGAGGTTTGCAGCGGGGTCAAGGGTGAAGGGTCGCTATGTTAAAGGTGCCCCGACGGTGACAGCTGGGGTCTTTGTCTCGGTTCAGCCCGCAAAGCCTAATGAGGTTTTACGATTACCCGAAGGGCAAAGAACAAAAGAAATCCTTACCATCTTTTCTGATCCAAGTATTCAGCTTTCACCGGTTAAAGAAAACGGGAATATAAGTGCGGATCGGATTAACTGGAAAGGTCAAGAATACGAAGTGGCAAAGGTTGAGGATTGGACTGGCAAAGATATAGGTCATTTTAAAAGTTTGGTTGTCCGAATTGATGAGCAAGAGACAGAAAAGGATTTTAATTGATGAAAATTGATCTGACAAAAATTGAAGATGATCTCCAGGAGATTTTTGAGAAAGTTGGGCAATTTAATGAGCCGACTTTAGTGGTTTATTGGGCAGATACCAATGGTCCAAAAGAAACGGTTCCATCACTCGATATGAAACTCATTTCCGGCCCAACCCGAATTGGGGCTACAGATGAATATCGTTTTAACGAAGTAACCGCAAAACACGAAATACATGGCCTTCGTGAGTTTACTTTATCCGTAAACGCTTACGGAAAAACATCGCATCAGATTTTATCTGACATTCAGACCCATTTTGAAAATCCTTTTGTTGTTGATTTTATGCTTAGCAAAAATATTTCGGTAATGAGTAAAAACGATATTGATAATTTGTCACAGCTTCAAGAAACCATTACAGAACAACGACATCATATGGATGTGATTTTTAATATTGGATTCACCATTGAAATTGTTGATATTACCGCCGTGCCTGCGGGGGCTCCATTGGAGAGTATCGAAAATGTATCAGGCACATTTGATTTTGGTCTTGGTGTTCAGGAATTTGAAATAAATACACCCTAAGGGTGAAGGAGGAAAAAGATGGCAAGTGCAACGGATATTGTACAGGTAACTATTACGAGAGAGGGTCCAAGTATTACGACGAAAGGATTCGGGGTGCCTTTGATTTTGGGGCTTCATACAGCTTTTGCAGAACGATTTAGAGAGTATACGGATATTACGGGTGTGTTAGAAGATTTTCTCACTTCTGATCCCGAATTTGCTAAAGCTCAAGGCCTTTTTGACCAACAAAAAATACAACGTATCAAGATTGGTAGGCGCTTAACTCCGGTTGCTCAAGAAAACAATTTAACCGTACAAAATCTTTTGAATGATACTGAGTATACGGTAACGATTGATGGCGTGGCTTTCTCATTTACTTCTGATGGAACGGCCACGGACCTAGAAATTATTGCTGGCCTTGAGACAGCTATCAACGCTGGCGGTCTTTCATTAACTCTGACAAACAATGGAGCCAACCTTGATATTTTGGCTGACAATGCAGGGCAGTCTTTCATCATTCAAGTTGATGCGAATTTGGGGCTGACCCTTACAACGGCCAACGTCGGGATTGCAACTGATATTCAAGAAATTTCAGAAATCAATGATGATTGGTATTCATTGGAACTTACCACAAACACCGTCTTGGATATTTTGGAAGGGGCAAAGGCGGTTCAATCTCGTATCAAGAAATTTAGTGCGCTTTCTCGTGATGCTGACACTATCACATCTGTCACGACGGATATTGGAAGTCAATTAAAAGCTCTAAATTTTGATAGAACTCATCTCATCCGTATTACGGATGGTCCATCACATCCAGATGCAGCATGGGACGGGGTAAATCTTCCCGAAAATCCAGGGGCTGTGACTTGGAAGTTTAGCACTTTGACGGGCGTACTTGCTGATAAATTGACCTCAAATGAAATCTCAAATGCCAAGGGTAAGAATATAAACGTCTATATCCCACGAAATGGCTTTGATATGACCGAAAACGGCATCATGGCAAATGGTACACCGATTGATCTCATTCGTACTTCGGACTCAATTCAGGCAGAAATAACCACGGCTGTTTTTAATCTCATTTCTCAGCTTTTGAAGATACCATTTACGGATTCTGGCGCAGATCAGGTTCGGAATGAAATATTGGCCGTTCTGCGAAATGCACAGGGCGACGGTCGGCTTTCTACTGATGTTGAACCTATCGTTTTTATCCCATTAGTAGCGGATGTTTCGGCAACAGATAAAGCTAACAGGCTATTACCCGACGTCACCTTTACTGCGACTTTTGCGGGGGCGATTGAGAATGTTCAAATCAGAGGAACGATCAGTATTTAAAAAAAGGAGGTTTTTCAATGCTTAAAAAGTATAGTTCTAAAAAAGTTTCATTTATTGTAAGTCCTGTGGCTCAAGCGTCAGGTCCGCCTATCTCTGGATTTGCTTCGGGGTCTTTTATCACAGCAGAAATGAATACGGATGCGTTCAGTTCTGTTTCCGGCGCCGATGGTGAAGTTGCGAGAGCAGCTTCGGCAGATAATCGAGGGACGATTACATTTACCCTTTTACAAACAAGTCTATCAAATGACTTTTTGTCTGTCTTGCATGCCGCTGATCGAGCGACCGGACTGGGGCTTTTCGCTCTTCTGGTTAGAGATCAATTAGGGACAACCCTTATTTCGGCACCGACAGCTTGGATAATGAAATTCGCAAACGTCGGCTATCAGGAAGATGCGGAAGCCAATCGTGAGTGGAAGATCGAGGCGTCAGATTTATTTATGTTTGTTGGCGGTAATCCGGTTTCATAGGAGGCTTTATGAGAGAGACAAATATTTTTAAGGTGGGGGATAAAAATTACGAATTTCAGCATGTTCCGGTGGAAACGGCGATTGAAATATCGGTAAAACTTACAAAGATTATCTCTCCACTTATGGCTGGAGGGCTGGATACGCAGGTCACGGCACTTGTTCCTTTACTAAAAGATGCGTTAGATCCAGACGAGTTAAAGTGGTTAATTCGTGAGATTTTGGAATGCACAAGAGAAGAGCAAAATGGGAAATATGCCCATCTGGAAATGGCATCCTTTAATGGCCGAATCGGCAGACTTTATATCGTTGTTGCACAAGGTCTAATCTATAACTTTTCTGATTTTTTCGACGAGATCCGCCCCTTCGCAGAAAACGTGGCAAAGCAGTTTCAGGCACGGATGAAGAAGTAGAAAAAATCACTGACATTCTGGCTAATGCCGACTGGTATCTTTGGAGGCCAGTCCACGGAGGGTTAGCCACATTAACTGAGATTTGTACGAATTGGTCGATTAATGATTTGGCCGATGCTCACGAAATACTGGATGCGTTTGGTCCGGCTCAAAGGGGTATTTAAGTGATAAGAGATAGGGTCAGTCTTAGCCCATCACAGCGATTATTGAAGGCGACCGATACAATACCATTAAGGGGTTTAACAGATGGGAGCGGGTAGCCTAACGGTACGTGAAATTGTCACCCGATGGGGTTTTAAGGTCGATCAGAAGGCGATAAGGGATTTTGATAAAAGTCTCAATCGTTTGAAAAAGACGGCGAAAGCCGTTGCGATTGTTTTTGGAGCTGCGGCGGCTGGTGTC